CCAAGCTAACCTTGAGTCTGAACTGACGATCAACATTAATCGTCACTTTGAATACTCACGTCTTATCGAGGACATCGTTGAAGTACAAGCTCTGTCGAGCCTTCGTCGTTTCTACACGGAAGATGCAGGTTATCAGCTTGCTCTTCGTGTTGACACGGATCTTTTCTTTGCAGCTACTGGCTTTGGTAACGGAACCCTTAACCTGGCTCCTGCTTCGGCTGATGGCTCGGCTTGGGTTAACACGGCTACGTTCTACAATGATTACACGAATGGTCTGTCTGCCTATGCAGTAGACACTGTAGTTGACGCTGACCCGTACTCCGATACGGCTTTCCGTGGTCTGATTAAGAAGCTCGATGATAACAACGTACCGATGGACAATCGTGTATTTGTTATTCCTCCGGCACTCCGTAGTGCAATCATGGGCACTGAGCGTTATGTCTCCAGTGACTTCCGTGATTCGCGTACTGTGCAATCGGGTCTAATTGGTTCGATTTATGGTATTGACATCTATGTTTCGTCCAACTGCCCTGTTATTGAAACTGCTGCACTTAACACGGCAGCAACCAACAGTGTAGACATTCGTGGCGCACTCCTGTTCCACAAGGAAGCCCTTGTCCTTGCAGAACAAATGGCTGTACGTTCGCAGACGCAGTACAAGCAGGAATACCTGTCCACTCTGTTCACTGCGGACACTCTCTATGGTGTGCAAGTGTACCGTCCTGAAGCTGGCTTTGTTCTTGCAGTTAACGATCTGTAAGTAAGGCTAACTAGAGAAGGCAGGGAGAAACTCTAAACAGGAGAAGTACCCCTGCCTTCTTTTTAATATTAAGGGCAGTACCAATGACACCTGAAGACAGACTCTCCAGGATTGAAAACAAGCTAGATAAGTTAACTGAAGCAATTCTGACAATTGCCAGGGTTGAAGAAAAGGTTCTTGCTTCCAATGACAGAATTGAAAAGATTGAAGATAAGATTGAAAAGCAAGAGCAGTCCATTGGGGAACTGATCTCTAAGGTGGCTGTGCATACAAAGCAAGTATCATTTTTTGAGAGAGCACTCTGGTTTTGTTTGGCGACCATTGCAAGTTTTGCAACTTATTACATTAAGGTAAGTAACTAATGTCAAATTATACCAAGGCTACTAATTTTACAGCCAAAGATACACTCCCATCCGGTGACCCTCAAAAGATTGTTAAAGGCTCTGAGTTTGATACTGAATTTAATGCTATTGCTACTGCGGTCAACTCAAAGGTAGACAAAGCAGGCGAAGGCACTGTATTTGTTGATCTTGCTGTTAACGTCACAGGAACCCTACCTGCTGCCAATGGTGGCACAGGACAAAGCACCTACACGATTGGTGATGTTCTATACGCATCAGGAGCAGCAGCCCTTTCTAAACTTGCTGGTGTAGCCACAGGCAACTCTCTTATTTCTGGCGGTGTAGGAACTGCTCCCTCATGGGGCAAAATTGGTCTTACAACGCACGTCTCTGGTACCCTTCCTATCGCCAATGGTGGTACTGGAAGCACCTCTACAACCTACTGTAATCTGGCTACCAATGTAACTGGAACCCTACCTATTGCCAATGGTGGCACCGGCAGCACGTCTACTGCTTATTGCAGTCTTACTTCTAACGTGTCAGGGGTGCTTCCTGCTGCAAACGGCGGTACAGGAAACTCCTCGTACACCATTGGTGACATTATCTATGCTTCTGGAGCCACGGCTCTTTCACGTCTTTCTGATGTAGCCACCGGAAGTGCTCTTATCTCTGGTGGTATTGGAGTTGCTCCTGCATGGGGTAAAATTGGTCTTTCCACCCATGTATCAGGAACACTACCAATTGCCAATGGTGGAACAGGCTCCACCGCAACTGCTTATTGCAGCCTTAGCAGCAACGTAACTGGAACTCTTCCAGCAGCTAATGGTGGCACAGGCATAGCAAGCTATACCATTGGTGACCTCCTGTATGCCTCTGGCTCTACTACTGTCTCTAAGTTGGCAGACGTAGCTACTGGGAACTCTTTGATCTCTGGTGGTGTTGGAGCGGCTCCTACTTGGGGTAAGATCGGACTTACCACTCACATCACAGGAACTCTTCCAATTGCCAACGGTGGTACCGGGACTACCTCAACTACTTTCTGTAGTCTTACTGCCAATGTCTCTGGAACACTTCCCATTGCCAATGGAGGCACTGGCTCTACCTCAACCACCTATTGCAGCCTGACGGCTAATGTCACTGGAACCCTTCCTGCATCTAACGGTGGTACTGGTAATGCCAGTTACACCATTGGTGACCTTTTGTATGCCTCTGGCTCCACTACCCTCTCCAAGTTGGCTGATGTAGCCACTGGGAATGCTCTCATCTCCGGTGGGGTAGGGGCAGCACCCTCTTGGGGCAAGGTGGGTCTTAGCACTCATGTTTCTGGAACCCTTCCTGTAGCAAGTGGTGGAACTGGTCAAACATCCTATACCAATGGTCAACTCCTCATTGGTAACACCACAGGTAACACCCTGACCAAGGGAACGCTTACTGCGGGTTCTGGTATTAACATCATCAACGGTGGTGGCACGATCACCATTGAAGCAATCACTGGTGGTGTTGGTACTGTCACTAGTGTTGGTATTTCAGGTGGAACTACGGGTATCACTGTTGCAGACAGCCCTGTGAGCACCAGTGGCACAATGACCTTGGGAGGCACTCTTGTAGCAGCTAATGGTGGTACTGGACAAAGCAGCTATGCTGTAGGTGACATTCTTTATGCCTCTGGTTCCACTGCTCTTTCTAAACTAGCAGGAGTTGCTACAGGTAACACTTTGATCTCCGGTGGAACGGGTACTGCACCTTCTTGGGGTAAAGTTGGACTTACTACGCATGTTAGTGGGACTTTGCCTGCAACCAACGGTGGTACTGGTCTTGCTAGTTACACTGCTGGAGATCTTCTTTATGCTTCCAGTGGTACAGCTATTTCTGCTCTTGCTGACGTAGCTACAGGAAACACCCTGATCTCTGGTGGTGTAGGTGTAGCACCTTCCTGGGGCAAAGTAGGTCTAACCACTCATGTTAGTGGAACTCTGCCCATTGCAAACGGGGGTACTGGAAGCACAGCTACTGCATACTGTAGCTTGTCCAGTAATGTCACAGGAACACTCCCGGCAGGCAATGGTGGCACTGGCATCACCAGTTATACCATTGGTGATCTTGTGTACGCTTCTGGTTCTACTACCCTGTCTAAACTTGCTGCTCCTGCTTCAGGTAATGCACTAATCTCCAATGGTACTGGCACAGCTCCTTCTTGGGGTAAGATCAATCTTTCTACCAGTGTGTCCAATGTCCTTCCTGCTGCTAATGGTGGCACTGGACTTAGCAGTTACTCTGCTGGTGACATTCTTATGGCAACAGGAGCAACCACTGTTGGTGTGCTTTCTGATGTAGCAGCAGGTAGTGCAATTATCTCTGGAGGTGTAGGTGCAAACCCACAGTGGGGCAAGATTGGTCTGTCTACCCATGTTGATGGTGTTCTGCCTATTGCTAATGGCGGTACAGGAACTTCCAGTTCAGCCTATTGCAGTCTGTCATCAAACGTAACTGGTGTTCTTTCTGCAAACAACGGTGGTACTGGAACTAGCTCCTACACTGTTGGAGATCTTCTGTATGCGTCAGGCTCCACTGCTCTTTCCAAGCTGGCTGACGTTGCAACAGGCAACAGTCTCATTTCAGGAGGGGTTGGAGTAGCACCATCCTGGGGTAAGATTGGACTCACTACACACGTTAGTGGGACTTTGCCCATCGCTAATGGTGGTACAGGATCTACTGCCACTGCTTATTGCAGTCTCTCTTCAAACGTCACTGGCACCTTGCCTGTTGCTAATGGAGGCACTGGACAGACTTCTTACACTAATGGTCAATTGCTTATTGGAAATAGCTCTACTGGTGGTTTGTCCAAAGCAACTATAACCGCAGGTAGTAACATTATTGTTACCAATGGCAATGGCACTATCACTATCGCAGCAACTGGCAGTGGTACTGGTACGGTCACTAGTGTTGATGTCTCCGGCGGAACCACGGGTCTTACGACTTCCGGCGGTCCTATAGAAAGTACAGGCACTATCACCTTGGCAGGCACTTTGGCAGTTGCCAATGGTGGTACTGGTTCTACCACTGCTTCTGATGCTCGTACTGCCCTTGGTGTCCCAA